CTCGACGATATCTTCATTCACCATACCTTCTTGAAGCTCAGTGAGTTCTTCATCAATTAGCTTATATCTCAATAGACGAATCTTATCTTCAGGCCAGGTAGGTGTTGTATGCACATCTTGTTCGGCTGCTCTCATGAAGTCAGCCACCATAGCAAAATTACTCATATTAATCCCTCACATTGTTACCAAGAGTTGAGTGGAGGAACCACCCATGTTTCTTATGAGCACCCATGCGCCCAGCAAGAAAATCAGATATATCATGCGCCATTGCAGCCTCGGCCGCATCATATGCAATCTTAATTGACTGTAATACCTTAGCATTATCCACAGCCAAAGCAAGAATCATCTCTTTGGCTTCAGGCACAGTTTCAAGTTCAACAAGTGTTGTCAGTTCTTTGAATCGACCTAAAGTACCAGGAGCATATGCACCAGATGCACGAATATATTCGGCAAGTGGATCGATTGCACCATGAACGTCGTCATAGATGCCACCAAATAGACCATGATACTGGACGAAATCGGGACCCTGAACATTCCAATGAAAATACTGAGCCTTGACACCAAACACATATGTGTCGGCTAATGCTACCTTCAAAGACTCAATTAGATTAGCCATCAGGTGCTCCTCTTTTTCCCGATAGAATATTTAGCCTCTAGAGTCCAGTCAGATTTTTCTTTATGTGATAGGACCTTAATCTGAGATATAGGCGCAACATCATCTTCATGAGGCTCTGGGCTAATAAGCTCGACTAAACCCCATTCAGTAAGCAAATTAACTATTGTATTCCTACGCATTTCATCATCTTTACTAAAATTTGTAGGCTTACCATCAAGTGCAAATAGCTCTTTGAAATGCACTATGAAATAACGTTTTTGCTTGTGCAATATGTGACATGACTGGTAGAGAACTTGATCTTTGCGAGAGGCCACACCAATGCGCGTCAACGTCTCACGAACCTTAAGAAAATCTTCAGGATTTTTTAGGCGTACCTCTACCATCTCCGACATTTCTACCATTATCTGCTCCACCCTTTTTCGTTCTTTCGTGGATTTCGGAGAGATGGTCCTCGGATAGAACCATGACGTACTCCTTAGCCCGATTATAATTACAACTATAATATTCCATCACAGCCTTAATATCGTCATCCTTCTGAGGCTTAGGCCACTTCTCAGGTTGACGATACATAGGCCTCACCATATTTATGAGATAGTCGTGTTGTAACCGGTTTTCTAGATGACCACGCTGATTCATCTCATTAGCATACAGCACTGTATCAACGAAGAAAGATAACGCCTTGTTGATCAAGAAGGCGCTATATTCTTTCTCGGCCATAGTCTGCATCTGATTATCGGCGAAGTAATTAGGCTTACCTTTGCTTATCGCTCGGACTATGGTAAATGTATCGAATTCCTTTGTCATTTCCACTCACAGTCCATCATGACCTGCGTCATACAGGCTGCAAGATTGATCTCTGGATTGACGACAAATGCAGCCTTGTATTGATAGTCGGCTAGAATCAAGACTAAATTCGGAATGCTGTTTGGCTTTAGAAAGTCATATGCGCCATCATAAAGCTGCTTGTATAGAGTATTTTGATCGATGGTAGAGTTAACCCCAACCCACTTACGCATCGAGGTGAAGTCTTTCTCCTTCAGGTGACGAATAAGATCCTTGAGATCCGTTCCATTCATATTGCTGAGGATACTAGCATCGATCACGCCGCGGGCCGCGTGTCGCTGTAGCTCGTTCAATACGCGGCGCCAGTCTGGGAAATGTTTGGTGATAAGCTCTGCCACTACCTTCTTATCAAACTCAATGTTCTCCTGTGTAAGGATTTCACAGGCCCGAGCATGAAATTGTGTTGCGATTGCAACCTTATGTGCATTAGTAATCTTGAACTCAATGGTAGAGCAGCGAGATTGCAATGGCTCGATAATCTTATTGCGGAAATTACAAGTCAGAATAAAGCCGCAATTGTGGGAATATTGCTCCATGAAATTGCGGAGTGCAGGTTGGGTCACATGCGTCAGATAATCGGCCTCATCTAGAATCACATACTTGCGACCACCCCAGAAAGATACGGTAGATGCATATCCAACAATCTTCGTTCTGAGCATATCGATATTACCATCAAGAGAGCCATTGATGGCAATATAATCTGCGCCGATCTCCTCTAGCATGGCTTTGGCCACGGTAGTCTTACCGACACCCGCCGAACCCGCAAGCAGCAAGTTCGGGATACTTTTATCTTCTACAAACTTCTTGAAGGTATCTTTTAGATCCGCAGGAAGAATGCAATCATCAATCTTCTTAGGACGATATTTCTCTACCCAGAGAAACTCATCATTGTTCGTCTCCAATGTCACTGTCATTTTCTCCATTATCTAATTCATCAGTAGCTAATTCATCAGCCACATGATAAAACAACATTGCAGCTTGTTCTGTACCAAGGGATTGTTTATATCCCCTGGCAGCAGAAGCTAACATTATCGCAAGAACTTCCAGATCTTTGCCTCTCTCCCGAGAGTTTTTATAGATTGAATCTAGGATGCTGGTAAGAACTTGGGGACTAAAATTCATTTCTTTGGGTTTGAACATGCGACCCAATATTCAACATCGCCAGCCTTTGATTCAAAATAGGCCATACCAGATGTGACCTTCACAGTATAATCACGCGGTAGAAGTTTCATATTCTCAATATCAAATACGGCCTTATAATCTCGGTCTGCATCACCGACGTGATATTCAGTGTTATCGGAGATATCTTCGAGAACATTCGTACCAGAAAGATATGACTTACCATCGCGACCGAATAGCAAGATATTTGGTAGCGCAAGCGCAGAGCTAAGTCGCATCACATTCTGCAAAGCTGCATTAGCGATTGTAAATGTGGCTTCTACATTTGGCAGCACAATATCCTTCGCAGGTGGATGAGTGACTGTAGCAATCCCACCATGCAATAGCTTTGTGCTTGACGGACCATCGCTGACCACAAGATGCTTTTCACTAAAATCAAGTGAAGGTGAAGAATATGCACTAATCACCATCAGCAGTCGTGTCAAATCATTGATCGGCGCTTCTGAAGGAAATGATTCCTTCAGCTTTGCTGAGGCCAGAATAGTCTTTTTCGAATGAACAGTCTTGAGGACGTTACCCGGCTTGATAAGCAGCGATGGATTAATCGCTGCAAAGTTTTTCAGAATTTCGATAGTCTCAGTTGAAAGCTTCATGTTAACCTCTCATGTTGAAGTTGATATCACTATATCAGGTTGTGAGGGGTTTGTCAACCCTTCATTGCTTTGCGTAGCTTTTCGCCTTTACCAAGCGCATCGACATCCGCAGTCGCAGATGCACCGATCTGTGCAAGATCAATCAGACTACCACTAAATGTATAGGTTCCAGTGTGATTCAGTCGCATCCACGGGCAAAGCCAAGTCTTAAGACCAGCACGTGCTGCATACTGGCAGAACATATAATCCTCAGACAGATAACGCTTTGTCGCAGGATCAATGACGGTATCAAAGAATGCTGTGATCTCACGGCTACCATCGAAGTGTTCTGTGCGAACATGATCAGGTCGATAAGACAGTTCTGGATAGGCCGCAGCATATTTGACAAATGTTTCGCGGCGAGCCATCATAAAGCCAGTGCCACCTTCAAGAACTTCGACAGGTTCATCGAGGCGGATCTCAGTCGCATTGCTGGTTGGATTAAAGACATAATCCCCAACATAGTTTTCTAACAGACCAGCATCTTGATCTGCAAAGCCCTTGTCTACCGCGCGCTTAATCTTCTCCCATGAGATGCATTTCTTGGGGTATGGCGCGCAGACAATATCTTTACCAGGTTGATTGGCAATGACTGATAGAGCAATAACATCATTTGGTTGAAAGCCAATATCAGCATCAATGAACATAAAGTGTGTGAAATTGCTACGAAGAAAATCATCCACTAGGTAATTACGGGCGCGTGGAATCAAGCTCTCATTGAATAGAAAGAAAAACTCGACCTCCATACCATACTCTGCGGCAAGCCTAGCAAGATCGGTACAACCCTTTGTGAATGTACCTGTGGCCATACCACCATACATTGGTGTGGCTACAAAAATCTTATTCTTACGCAGTTCTTCAATTGATACGTTAATTTCGATGGCCATTTAGCACTCCTCTACATGCCGACTTTATATGTATTTGTCTAACATGCAAAAATGGGCCGAGAGCAAGTCTCGGCCCAAGTTTACCACAAACACTCAAGAGATAGTAGCATATCAGGCAGAAGCAAGAGCCCGATAGCCAGCCGCGATAACCTCACGGCGGGGAGCACCGAGGCGATACAGAGTCACCTCATGATTGTTACCCAGGGTCTTGCGATTAGCATAAACCGCATAGCCCTTGAAACGGAGCGCAGAAGCCGTCGCGCTCAGATTCTGGATACCGAAGCGGCTACGGGCCTGGCCTTCGGTAATATCATTGCCCGACATCAGAAAGTCGAGCAAACGGTCGGTCTTGGTACGCTTAGTAGTCATATCGAAGCACATCCTATATATTGTGCGGTTGATCAAAACGGAATCTCGTCGCCTTGCAGGCTCTTGGAAT